AAACACTAAATGCTGGAGTATTTTCTCCACCAGCACTAGCAAAAGTATTATCACCTCTTAAGAAAGTTGTACTATCTTTAGTTCCTGTTGCTGAAAGTTTAGCCAGTCCAATTGTACCATCTGATACCGTGCCTACATTTAAAGCTGTCCCTAATACAGTAATAAAATCAATAACATCAGATCCTGCTGATAAAGCAGATGCAAATACAATATTACTTCCCGATATTGTATAACTAGTTCCAGGGGCCTGGATCACTCCATTTAAAGATACAATACAATTATTTGCACTTTCTGGAGATACAGCACTTCCACCTGCTGTTAATGCAAAAGTATCTGTGTTGGTAACCGTAATTGCATCACACGCAGTGTATCCACCTGCAATTTGAACGTTTGTTAAATTAGAACCATCTACTGCAGGTAAAGTTGCTGGAAATCTTGCGTCAGGTATAGTTCCTGATGTCAGGTTATTTGCATTTAAATTAGCTGATAAAGTTGCATTGGATATATCTACAGTATCCCCTGCTTCACCAACCGTTAAGGTTGTGCCTGATTGTGGGACTATTGCATCAACTTCAATTTTACTCATTATATAATTACCAATGTTCCTGTTACCGTTTGTGTTCCTGTAATACTAACAGGCCCAGCTAAAACTCCTGATACTAATGTTTGATCATCTGAGATAGTTGAGTTGTGAGTATTAACAAATGTTTGTGCTGTCATTCCTGCAGAAGGTGTTCTTGATGCAGGCAATGTACAAAATACTGTTTTCGTACCTGCGGAGAAATTAACTAACGCATCTGAATTTGAAGAAGAAATGATTGTATCTCTTGATAAAGTATCTGGAGTCGCATCAGTAACCGTACCTATTCCAACTTCAAACTCAGTTGTCCCGTCGTTTGAAATTGCGTAATAAGTTACATTACTATTACCTACACCTGAAACAAAACTTTCAAAACCAGTTTCGGCACCAGCCAAATCAAAAGTTCCAGTTCCAGTAGTCGTGCTAGTCTCTTTTACTCTATCGTTCAGTACAAAAGCCATTTACTACTCCTAAATTATTATGCGTCGCCAAGTCTAATGATCGCATTAGATGAATCAGCAGTTGGAAACTGAATAACGAAATCTCCGTTAGTTGCAGTTTTTGTGCCACCGAAATCTAAAACTAATACTGCTTCATTAGAAGTGCCTTTATAAATCAAAGCTCCTACTGCTGACAAAGTTACAGATGAAAAAGTTGAATCTGCAAAGTCAACATAAGCGATGTTTGATGACACTGCTACACCATTGTTCGTTAAAGTATTTCCACCAGCTGTATAGTTTGTACCAGACGAAGAAACTTCGTTAGTCGTTGTATAAGCTGTAGTGGCAGTACTAAAACCAGCAATCGAAGTGTAGAGTGCAAGTTTGAAAGTTGATCCACCAGAATCAAAATCAAACACACCACCTAGAAGGTCTGTTTTAAAAGAGTCAGGTACTATATTAGCCATTTATTTTTCTCCTTAGTTTATTGCGATGGATTTACAGATTTAAGTGGAGTACGAATAACACCATCAGTATATTCGTCTCGGCGTCTACGACCTTGTTGTTCGATCGCGTACGATTGTTGAGCTTGTTGATAAGCTTGCGTGTAGTATTGTAACATATCCGCAGGCCCTTTCAAGTATGCATATGTTTCTATCAGAGATGCATATAAAAGTAAATCTTGATATTTATTAGAAGTATAAGTTCCAGCAGTTGCTCCTGGTGCATCAAGAATGCTTGCTGGTTGCTTATTATAAGCTAAAGTAATTAAATAAGTTGAATCTGGTGTTGGAGCCACAACCCAAAAATTAGCATCCCAGTTAGCATAATATTTAGGAAGTCCTGAACTTGTACCAGGTGTGTCATAATACTCTGCCATAAAACTTGTATCTCTTTGTTCTAAAAAAACTTGTTTACCTGATGAATCAGTAAGTTGAGCATATCTAATAATTCTTAAATCAGATGGAATCGTGACGTATCGGTTTCCAGCTTGTAAATTTGATGTTGCATAAAATCTATCATCATCAGTATCTGTATCTCTATAAATTTTATTTTCAGCATTTTTAATAATCGTAGATAAAACAGTATCTGATAACACATTGCTATCAACTTCTGTGTAGTTTCTAATATCCGTTTGTAAGTTTACTAAAGTATATGCCATTATGCTGTCAATGTAACAGGTCCTGCTGTTACCGTATTGCCTCCTGATTTTTCAGTTACTGTAGGCGTTGCACCTAATGTAAATGTGTAATTATTTGTATCGGTTACTGTTATACTATATCCATTTGAATCTTCAAACACTGTAAATGCAACTCCTCCAGGAGATCCATCAACATTTCTAAACACCACAACATCACTTGTACTTCTTCCATGATTGAGTTCGTTAACACTTACTGTTGTAGATCCAGATGTAATCGTAAATGGATTTGCAAGTAACATACTAGCTACCGCTGGTTCTGTTCTTGCAGGTCTTGCATTTTGTAAACCTTGTGCATCACCACCTCTTGGTTTTGGTTCTAATTGAGGATGCTTTGATTCATATTCAGACATGTGAACTAAAGAACCATTCCATTCTTTTACCATTTCTTGATAAGGAAACTCTAGTCCTGATCTGTCTGATATTGCTTTAGAATGTTTTCCTCTTGCGAAAGCCATTATACACCATCTCCATAAAATGTTTGTGGTGAAATATATAAAGAAGTTCTTTGACCATCTTCTTGTAAAGCTCTTTGTAACTCGTCTTCATAAACAAGTTTTAAAGGCTGAATAAGTTCAGGTGAATATTTCATACTTAAATAATATGCAAGTCCTGCAGTCATACATGGAATAAATCTATAGGCAATATCTGCAGTGTTTGTATATGAGCCTGCGTCTTCTATTCTTGCAATGTAATAAAATTTAAGTTGATAACTTGCTCCAGAAAAAGAAGATCCTGGTGTTTGATATAAAAACACACTTGGTGCTACTGTTCTTTGTACATAATATTGTGATGGTGTTCCTTGTGATAATTTATTTGGAAGAGCTGAATAATCTGATCGATCTATTTTAGTTAAAGTTGTATCTACAGGTGCAGTTGGTGTTGTGTTATTTCTAACATAAGCTTCTAATACATCATTAATATCTTGTGGAAAATTTGTATTGTCATTTGCATAATTATATTCAGCTTGTCCTTGAACAAGTGGAATCGAAGCTGATTTTACTTTCCAAAGATGCACGCCACGGTTTCCCCACTCCGAAAATAGAATGTTGAGTGAACGTCTTGCACTTTTTAATTGCTGACCTGTTCGTAAACCGCGAAGAGTTGTTCTTTCAAATGCTTCTTCAATGATGTCGTCGATATTTAAATCGAATGATGTAGTACCAGAGGTAGCCATCTAGCCTCCTATTTATCTATCAATACTGTAACTGTAGCATTAGAAATTGCTGACACTGTCATTCCATTTTCAAATAAAATACCATCTTCTGGCATGTTAAATGAAAATACATCTCCTGCAGGAACATCTGCTTGAAATTGAGTTACAGAATTTCCGTCTTGTAAAGTTACAGATCCAGCTGATCCAGTTGATGCAAGAATAATTCCTCTTAATCTTGTTCGTCCTGCGAAGACTGATGTAGCATCTGTTTTTCTAATTGCTTTAACATCTGATTTCATTCCCATTATTTTCTCCTTAGTTAAGAGCTCCCGAAGGAGCTCTAATAATTATTTACTATGCTGCTGCAATTGTAGCACCAGTATCACATCTCTTCCAATTAGAGCCATCATAGAATGCAAGAATTGCACTTCCAGCTGCTCCGTTTGAGAAATATGCGATTTGTCCTTCAACGCCATCTGGTGCAGTTGCAACAGTGTAAACGTTTAATCCAACAACAGTTTGAGTGTTTAATGGACCTGAAAAAGTAGTATTAGCCATATTATTATCCTCCTAATTACATTGATACAGTCTTTAGGCCGTCGACTATACGCGTCTGTACCAATTATTTTTTGTATAGTGATTAAATTATATAGAAGTTTTGTGAGAAGTGCAAGGTATCCCGTAGTTCAAACACACTTTTTATCAATTCAACTACTAACTAGCCAGCAAACTGATGTATTTCTA